CACGCCATCATCAGTGGCTGTGTACATGCCAGCTAAATCAATAGCAGCTTTTTGCAAAACAAACTCTTTAGCTTTGTTTAGCGAGCGTACGTCAGGTAATGCTTGTAGTGCTGGGCCACGACCACGGATTTCACCCGATACTTTAGAGTAACGACCTGTAACCCACGGGCTAGAAGGGCCAAAGTCCTGCATCCAACTGATTTCTTGCTCACCTTTTACCCATACACAGCCGTAATAGGTCTTGCTTTTAGGCAAAAATACGACACCCTCACTGATAGTTACGTCAGAATCAGGCTTTTGAGCAATAGTTTCTTTCATTGCATCAGATGGCTTAAATCCACGCCACTTACGCTCAAGGTTTCGAGCCTTAACTGTAAATCTACGCCAGTGTGTTTCTACGTTTCCGTTTGGGCCTTCTTCAAATGCAATGCCTTTTTGCGGTATAGCACTGAATATAAGAGGCATGTCATCATTATCGTCTTCATCTATGCGTAACGTGCCAGTACCAACAAGAAGATCAAGTGCATGCTCATAAAATTGAGTAGCAAAATTGGAACGGTTAATAAAATCAAATATTGTTTCGGCCTGATTCTCAAGATTGGCTCGAATATCATCTTCAGAAACATCAAAGTTACCAGACTCAAGCATCTTAATAACTCGATCAGACGGAGCAAAAGTAGCCCAGCGCGACCAGATAGGAGCAATGTTTTCTTGCAGCTTACTCGCACCTTGTTGTATCGCCTCTAAAGCAGTTGAGTCAAAGATGTTATTCATCTTGTTTTGACCAGGAGTGTTATCGTCAAACAAGTTTCGGTTAGGAAGGAAATACTCATATACGTCATCAAGGACGCTATGCCACATACCATCGCGATCAAAGGCATTAGCCTCTCGCTTTTTTAAGTCATTAAGAGAACCAAGCTCTTTAGGCAATTCCATTAACGATAACCTCTAAGGTTAGTGTTCATTAAAGATGTTGGAGGCAATCCAGTTTTGTTAGAGCTAGAATTGTCAGCTCCTTTAACTTGCTTTGCCGCTGCTTGCTTGGCAGTTCCCAATAGTGACTTAGTACCCAAACCGCCGCGAGCTACTGCTTTTAATCGCTTTTCGTTTTTAGCCATTTCTTCGTCTAACTGCATTCCCTGTCGAGCAATCATTGCTTGATCTGCCGCTGATGTTTTAGGTGCTTTTGGTCTTTTCATTATGCTTCCTCAAATATTTGTATAGTTGATAAGGAGTCCATATGAACGGCTTGTTAATGCCAAGTAACTGCTTGGTATGCCCCACGCAAGTGTTTAACATAAACAAAGACCTTGAATTAGGCTTTTGCTTATAACCCATTATTATAGACTTAGGGTCGATTATAACATTTATATCGGATGCGTTAAACAAATCAAACTTTTCGGTGGTTCTTGAGTGGATAATACAGCAATCAACACTAGGCACTACTACATAGCAATGCCTCATGCCTGGATACAGAAAGCGCGACCACCAATGATTGTCGTCATTTTCAAAAACAACATAGATATCAGAAAACACTAAAACCAACCTTAGCCACATGGGGCTTTGCAAATCCGCCAGCTCGTCTAAGAGCTTGCCTTCCTTCACCTTCTCCCTGCAATGCGTACTCTAACGCTTCTACTGGGTGAGAGTATTCGTTTTTATCAGGCTGATCAGAGTATCGCTCGCCAGATGTTTGAACTCTACGGTAACAAAAGCCACCTTGCAAGCCTTTGCGGATCATTGAGGCCTTGGGGAGGACAACAAATCTAGGCTTACCATCCATACACATCTCTTTCATGGGCACTTCTAGGGCAGCTCGACGCTTTAGCGGGTCATTTGACTCTGTTGGATAACACGGAATGCCAGCAGCACGCATAATCTGGAACGGAGTATCACTGTTTGCTTGGTTTTTATTGTCACCAGAAGGATCTCCCCAGCCTTTAAAGTCGTGCCCAGGGTAGGTTTCCTCAATATAGCGCTTTAATGTTGGCGCAAAGTCAATAGCACCAGAGTCTGTCAGTACCATTTCGTCAAAACAGACCCATCTTCCTATGGTTGTACGCTGTAAAAACGCACAAGCAGGCGT